CGCTTCTGCTTCTGAATTTAACTCGTCTATAACAACTTGCCTAAGCTCGTCTTTTTTCCCACCTACATATTTTTCTAAGTTAGAATAAGATTTACCAAACTCTTCTAAATTTATGTTGCCGGTGTCTGTGTCCCAAAACTTTTCTGGTATAAAGTCAGGTCTTGGAGAAGGTTCAGTTGTTGTTGCCTCTCCATCTAGGTTTGCTTCTTCTTGGCTTTCCATTACTTCATTTTCTTGCATCTTGTTTATCCTTTACAATGTTTTGACTTCTGCCTTTGTTTACTCTTCTTTGAATAAGCCCTATTATATATCTCTGCCCTTCTAAATGTCTTAAATGTTCGTTTGATATTTCAGGACCAGCAACAGACTCAGTTGTTATACTTTTTAAATACGAAAGTATTTCTGTTCCCACTGGTGTTGTAAAAGAAACAGCAAATATACTATTTAAATTTTGCTCGTCATTTGAATTTCTTTTATAATTATCAAGACCAATTAAAGTTTGTTCTTTTTTATTCGGCATATTCTTCTCCATACTCTTCTTTTAATATTGATTTTAAAAACCATATAGATTTTTTTATATCTAATGCTTTTCCTTTTTGTCTGTGCCTAGTGATATATTTAATTGCACTAGCATCAGGATATGGTAAATGCCTTACATAATCATAAGTCTGTAAAGATTTACCACAAGCACACTTTCCTGCTTGATAATAAACTGGGTTCGTCTCGTCCGTCATACAACCTCCTTAATCCAATCTCCGTTATTGTTTAAAACCATTGGTAACAATCTAGGTATTCCGTCTATAATGATACCACAACCTAACATAAATCTTGTGCTAAAGTTTTTAGCGTAACTAAAAGCTAAAGACTTTTGATTTATTAAACACCCCACCTGCATACCCCAATAAATATTATCAGGATTCGCCCAGTAAGATATAGATAGTTTTGTATGGTAATGTCCTTGCACTGCCGACATTCCCATAGTCTGTGAAACCTTTAATACATCTGCACTCTTACCATGTGTGAAGTGTACTCTTTTACCATTGCTCATCTCAAGTGTCAAATCGTCAGCCCATTTCCAATTTTTTGTACCCAAGAAATCTCCATAAGGTTTTAAGAATTGAGAAGACATGCCGTACTTAATTGCACGCCTATATACTAATGAACTATGATTGGAATGAACTTCTGTTACGTCCGGGAAGATTTGTTCTAACTCTCTAACATAAGACTTTGCTAGATTTAATTCGTCTCCAGCACTAGGGAGGTCTGGATTATGTTCGTGCATTGAGATTGCGTGGAAGTCAAGTAAGTCTCCTATATTGACTACAGTGTCAGGTTTAAATTTTTTCTTTACTGCTTTTAGAAATTCAAAAGAATCTTTATGATGATAGGGAATGTGTAAGTCGCTGATAACCAGTACTGATTTGTGCATATTATTACCTCCTAATAATTACTGCTGTAATTCTTAGGCTTCCTCAACTGGCGGTCCTTGCTCTTGTTGTTGTGCCATCATCTGTTGCATTTGCTGTGCGGCTTGTTGCATTTCTTCTTCAGAACGTATTAGCTCTTCAGGAACACCAAGCTTCTTAGCAACATACTTTGCCACTTCGTCTTGCTTCACTAAAATATTGGTTAGTTCAGGACCTACTCTCATCTGAATCATACCCAAGAATCTGTCAATCGTTGCAACATCTTGTTGTTGCTGTGCTTGTGCTAAGGGCGAAGAAGATCGAATCTTTACTTCTCTACCATTAACAACGGGAACTTTTATTCTTCCTTGTTTCTTTAGAATATAAATAACTCTCTGAAGAACAGGGTTAACTAACTCTGCTTGTAGTCTGCCGAACGCAGCTCCTATAGTTCTTGACAGATCAGCCATTCTTTCTGCGACTTCTGTTGCTGTCATAGGAGTTTTTTCGTTAGGTGTTCCTAACATATCATTGTACAAAGCTTTCTTAATGTTAGTTCTCATATCTCTTAATACTAAATCGGAAACATTAAAGTTACCAGCAGGAGCTATAGGCTGTAGCCCACTAGAACCTGCGGCTTTTGGAATTATGGTTCCGGGTATAAGAGCAATGTTATCTACATTTATAACTCCATCGTCTTCTACTTGGTACATACCAGAGATAGCCATCTGTGCATTCTCTAATATTAACTCAATAACAAGGTTAGAAGTCTTAATTGCTGGCAATGCTAACTGTAAAGGACCACGACCATAGACTTCTCCTGCTACTTTTGACCATCTATATACTACATAAGGGTTAGAACCCAGCCCTTTGAAAGCTGTTTCTACTATCTTATGTTCGTAATTAGTAGCAATAACGCAGTATCTATGTTCTTCTTCTTTAGTATTTTCGTATAATCTATAGACAACTTCTAAAACTTCACAAGACATCTCTCCGTTTTTTTCCATATCCATTACCATTTTCTCTGACATGGTCCCATTTGGATAAGCATAAGGAAGGTCTTTCATTCTAATTTTTCTTTTACGGAAAACATGGTCTATCTTATCGTCATGACCTGAGTCTAATACTATCTGAGGTAAGGGTATTGCTTTAAATTTTATTGGTTGTACGGCATCTCCTTCTTCAATGAGTAAGACACCTGTTCCAACTGCAACATCTAGAAACGTCTCATGCACTTCTTGTGCAAAGTTAGAGTTCTGCAATACTTCAAAGACGTACTCTGTTACGTCATCTAACATAAGGTTTACTTCTTTTTGGTCATCTTCTGGAATTTCTGAACCTGCGACAAGATCAGCCCATCTAGCATAGTTAGGAACTATACCAGCTTGCAATCTACTAGCAAATTCTTGCACGCCAACTACAGCAGTCTCGTCAAAGATACGATCACTTCTTCTTCTGCCTATAGTCTCGCTATAAAAACTTTCTCTTTGTGGTAAGGAAAACTCATAGCACTCTTCAAAAGTAGGAAGCCATAAATCTTTTATAGACTGGGCGTGTTTATACCGAGCCATTAATCTTTTAACATTATCATCAAAAGAATTTTCTGTTGAAACAGGTTGTGCGTCTATAACCATTTAAACTCCTAGAGTCGTGCCTGACATTATTTTAGCATCAACATCAAAGCCTTGCCCACCTTTTCTTCCAGATAGCATAGACCTTTTGCCTTGCTTTCCTGTGTACGCATTAACTCTCATCTCGAATTGTTTTTTCTTATCTTCTGTTGTTTGCCTTGCTTGGTCCGCTCTCATTCTTTTTCTTTGTTCAAGAACACTTGCATCTTCTGCGATAGGTGGAGGAGGAGATGGGGCTTTCATTCCTATACACATTATCTTCGCCTTTCGTAAACTGAATGTGGTTTTACAGTAAAAACATTAAAACTTCTTTTTGCTACTACAGGTTTACTCTGCTTTTGACCAACAGTCAAGGCTCTTCCTTCACCTGCTCCTAACAATAAGTACTGGAACGCATCGTGAACATGAGAAAACCTATTCTTATTAGGTCTTTCGTCATATCTTTCTCCTGAAACTTGCATACGTCTATAGTGATACCCGCCCATAAATCCTCTAATTAAGTTCTTACACTTCGGATCTATAATCATTCCGCTTTCTCCGTCTGTCAAACGGCTCAATACAGCAGTCACAGACTCTAATCTTAGTGCAACATCATTAGATGGGGCTGGTCTTGCGTGTAATCCACGCCCTCTTAGTATCTGGAAAGGGGTTGCTTCATCTGTTTGTACTCTCTGATCACCAGCAGGATCACCGAATATAATAAATTCTCTTGGTAGCCACTGTGCCATATAGCTTTTCATTAACTCGGAGAACCTAACGATACCCATATCTTCTGCCACCAATTCATCGAATACAATCCATCTTCCTCTTAGTCTTTGTGCAAATACACAAGCAGGAGTTAAGCCAAAATCAATTCCCATAAATACTGGAACACCATCTGCGATAGCAAGATCACCTTTAGCAACATGTACGTCTTGCCTAAACGCTTCATACACAGGCTTGTCATCGCTTACTTGTCCTAGTTTGTTGCATACATACACATCTATCCAAGATTTTGTCTTGCCTCTAATGATATTCTTGTAGTAATCTTTTGTTAAGTTCTTTTGATTCTCTATTAAAGGGTTTTGTTCGTACCCTGATACCTGTTTTGCAGTATCTCTTATCTCTAACATAGCTGCGGCTTGGTTATAAAACGTCCAGTTATCTGGTCTTACTAGCATTTTAGCTTCTTGTTTAGAAATATAATCAGGCAATACGCTTTCTCCTGCCATGA